CAACCAACGGTAACGCATCCAGACCAAACGCTGGTTAGGATTACCAATCCCACTGATACCTAAGTAAAACCTTTGATGTTTCTCCTCGTCTAGTTCAACCTGATCTAGTAATTCATGAACGATTGTCATAGCTTTATTCTCTCATTCTTTTTGTTTCTGATACCAATGACATTTTCATACTGACCTTGCTTTTGCACAACTATCTCAGCTATGGAATCAAAGGCTCCATTGTTTATTAATTCAGCAGCCATCCATGCTTGTTTTGGAGATCCCCATTCGTTAGTAATCTTCTTCCATTTACGCACAGCCATGTTGTGTGCGGTGGGGTGTCCAAACATAAGGGGCATCTTCTTAGGAAAGAACTCGTTGCCCACTGTGAAGATAACCTGACAGTATTCACTGCCGTTTTTAGACTTAGTTACTTTAGCAAATATATCTGTCACAGGTTTGAATACAGGTTTGGATCTAGCTTTCTCATCTGAAAGCACAGCTTGTTTTTCTGCTTTGGTTCTTCTAGCTACCTCTCTTTCTTTCTTAGTCCACAAAGATTTAGTTTGTTTTGACTCAAAGACTTGTCCACATTCAACACATGCTTTAGCTGATGGTGAGTTGATTGTGTTGCAAGAGGCACATATCTTGGGGCGGTATCTGTTTTCAGTAGCTCCGGGCGATACTTCGTCCAAGCATCCATGTCTAGCAACGTTCTCTCCATAATCCAGAAGCAAACAGTTGTTCTTATCTTCGTGGATCCTCATCCCTCTACCGCACATCTGGACGTAAAGTCCTACGCTTTGTGTTGGTCTAAGCAACGCTATGCAATCTGTCCTGGGAGCATCCCAACCTTCTGTAAGCACACCGACATTACAAAGAGCGTGTATCTTGCCAGACTCAAAGTCAGCAAGCGTTTGACTACGTTCTTTGTTAGGTGTCTCCCCGGTGATAACAGCAGAGCTGATACCATACTGCTTTAAATACTGTGTCATCTTTTCAGCGTGTAAGACTGATACACAAAAGAATACTGTTGCTGTTCTGCCTTTGGTGTAAGCGTTATCAATCCAATCACTTACTACCTCTATTATGGTTTCATCTACCATAGCTACTTCTTCTAGTTCTTTCTCTCTGAAGTCTCCATTCTTAAACTTCAAGCTGACAGATCCAGCATCAATAATAGCCTTGTCGTTTACAGCATAGGCAGAGAGCCTACATAAATAGCCCTCTCTGATCAATTCAGGTATAGATACACTGTAGGCTAGACCTCTGAAGAAATGATCCTTACGCTTGCCGTATATGTATCCTTGACCCATTCTGTATGGCGTTGCAGTACAACCCATAACTTTCATGTCTCCACGATCAGATAACTCAGCAATAATCTTTTGATACCTGGTGTGTGATGTAGGCGGTACGTTGTGTGCCTCATCTATAATCATGTAGTCAAACTTGCCAACCTTGGCTAGTCTTTTGGGTGAAGCCAATGTATCTCTGCTGGCTATCAGTATCTGTGCATCATGTTCAAAACGTTTCATTCCAGCTGCTAACACTCCCACCGGGGCATCAGGCCATACAGACTTAAGTTTCTTCTCTGCTTGGTCTACTAGCTCTTTTCTGTGTGCAAGAACAACAAACCTAGCTCCAGGATCTTTAGCCAAAACTTCTTTGATGAAGTGAGAAAAGATAATTGTTTTACCAGCTGCCGTTGGCAGTGATATTAAAGCGTGTTCGTTGGCTGGTTTAGTTTCAAACCAATGGTGTAGGGAGTTGATTGCATCCCTTTGGTAGTATCTTAATTTCATTTAATCGTGACAAAAACAACTCATTGAACTGTCGTCTGCAAACATATCCTCCATTGGCTCTGGTTGTTTAGACATATCAACTAATTCTATATATGGAGGTCTGTCTTTTCTAAACGTAGCTGTACTAACCTCTCTCCCAAGTACATCTCGTGCTGATCTAGCTATCTTTTCTTCTTGTTCTATCCACCAATCTGCAAGATCAGGCTTTTCTTTTAATAATAAGTTGGTGGTTTTCATTCCTTTTAAGAAACAAAGGTCACAGTTTCCAGCTAATGTTTTGCCACCGTGATTAGGTAGATTCAAATCAAAGTCACTGTTTTTCCAAAACTTAAAAACATCTTCAACTGTGGCTTTAGCATCGTACAAAGGCATCAATGATTCCCAAGGATTAATGTCTCTTTCATTCGCTGATCTCTGACTGCCCACCCTTCTTGGCTCATCGTATCTAAGACCAACTACGTTGTACCATTCTTTGTAACCTTGTTCTTTCATAAACCTTTTCATTACCTGGATCTTCAATTCAGTCGTGCAAAATCTAACTAGAGGATTTGGTAACATTTTTTTTCTATCAATCAAAGCAGCAAAAGGTTCTCCATTTCTAGATGCAGTTTCGTAAGTTACTTCTTCTGTTCTGTATATAGGTTTCTCTTCAAAGATACGCATCTCTAACCAATGCACTTTTACATTCCAACGGTCTGAGCAGTCTTTAATAAAATCTAAAGTTTCTGGAACTTCTTTGCCAGTGTTGGCAAAAGTCACATAAACATCGTCAGGCAAAGTTCCATCGTGTGCTTGTAATATGTGATACAACATATAAGCAGAAGTTCTACCACCGCTAAAACTAATTAGGGCGGGACCTTCTATCTTGTATGGATTCATTAGTGTATAGACTCATTTTGCACTTCGTAGAAGTGAAACATTCTTTCTACGATGTCTGGATCTATCTCACCGCTTTCTAGCTTTGTAAGTAGTATCCCGGATATAGCACTCAAAGCATCTTGTGTATTGAATGAATGTTTGAAGACTAACTCAAGGGCAAACTGTAATAGAACCACGATCATGGTTTGTATGTCCAGATCAAGTGATTCCCACTTCTCTATGTTCTGATTTAGATCCAACATAATTTGGTCTAAAGTTTTTTTGTCAAATTGATTTTCCATGTATTAAACTATAACTTATAAGGCGAGCAGTAGCTAAAGTATTACTCAGGTCGTTGAGAGCATTAGCTACTACTCGGTATTTCATCACAAAGTCCCTCTCTCTCCTGACCTGTTTACAGAACTCTGCGATGAAATTCTTTTACTTGTCCCAATCAAACCCATCGTCATCGTCATCAGTAGATGCGACAGCTTCGACAGGTGCTTCCGGGACAGGTGCTGATTGTTGAGGTGCTGGTGTTGAATCACCCTTTGGATTGAACTTAGCGATGACATTCTTATCATCCCATTTCGTACCGTCACCTTTGTCTCCACCAATCTCTATTTTAAGAGTAGCATCAAAAGGTACGTTCATCATTGACTCAAGAGCTTCAAGATTAAAGTTCTCAACATCAGGATCTAAGCCCATAGCTTTTCTCCAATTACGAATCTTGCCTTTGGAAACATTCAAGCCGTTTCCCTCAAGCATAAAGTTCTCCCAAACTTTTCTGCCAGCGTATTGAGGACCAATAACTTCAAAAGTTATATTAATCATCTTATGATTATTGGCTTTACTCTTTTTTGATTCCCAAGTCTGTGCAACCATTTCATAGTCACCGGCTGGCATGGGACCTATAGAACTTGCATCAAGTTCTTCAACATCAGTTAAATTAATTTCAAAATCACTCATTTTTTTACTCCTGTTTTAGATTTTAAAGATTCTTTTAAAGCAGTCATGAAGGCACTCCATTCTAGTTCTAAAGGGGCACTCCCCAAATCAACTCTAGACTTAGCGTCAAACGAAGCTGCATACTTGTGAAACAACTTACGTTTGCCGTAAGACACACCTCTCGTTGTTTCTTTAAAGCCCTGTCCACTTGTACGAGTTGTAACTTCGTAGTTCGCAAACAGATTAAAATCTACCCATTCCTTTATCATTGCTGATACTTTCTTGTGTAGATTCAATTCCCAACGATCATAAGGTTCTCTCTCAGGATCGTTAAAAGTTCTTATGGATACGTGCGATAACAAGATGATGTTCATCTTTCTTTTCGCTCCCAGGTCATCGAACATGTGTAGCAATGTACGGTATAGTTCAGATGCTTCTGTGTATCCTTTACCGAAACCCAAAGCCTCGATTGATTTGACTGAATGATTCTGGCACACCTTCTGATGTATCAGTTTCTCAGCCCAATCAGTTGTATCGAAGACTAGAGTTTTGTAATCGTGTTCCTCATGCAACAATGTATTAACTTGTTTCAATACATCATCATATGTTTGACACAAAGGAAAAGATGGTACGTCAATAAAGTTTGTCCCATCTTCTGTCTTAATAAATATTGGTCTGGGTGCTTGTGAGGCAAAGGTACTTTTACCAATACCGTTAGTCCCGGACACATTGATTTTTAGTGTAGGCACTTTGATTCCTGTTTCTACTGAATCTAATAAACTCATTTTGTTTCTCCATTAGTTAGTTTGGCTACATCAACTTCTGCCAAATCGTTATTCATCAAACCCTCTTTAAGATCAAGCAATAATTTCTGTGCAATCTTTTGCATAAAAAATTCATGGATGTCTGGGTGATCGCTTGTATACAATCTGAAAGAGCTTGATATTTCTGTAAGCATTTTTTCTGCTGACCCCTCCAAACCTTTTTGTAAAAAGTTAGCCTGTGCTTGTTTATATATCTCGTGGTTAAACAAAAACTCTTCCATTGATTGTTCGCTCATTTCTTTCCTCCCTTCAATGGATCTATGAAAGATATGTATGGCCTTTCATTAATCTTGGTTTGCAATCCCTCTTGTATCTTGTCGAATACATCTTGATTCTCCTCCTCAATCTTTTTAGACATAGCTTTGTCTTCAACGAACTGTGTCTTGAATGGGAAAAGATTTTTGGGTATGTCTTTCTTTACTTTAGATAGGAACTCTTGGTCCCAGGATCTAGTAACTTTGTATTGCAACCTTATATCTAAGGGAATCACATTATCTAGAGGGACTCTGGTAGATCCACCTGTATTAGAAAGTTTATTGATATGCTTTTGTATCTCAGGACGAGAAGCAATTTCGTTATCCAGCTCTGCACTGGCTTTTTTTAGATCAGCTTGCATTGTTAAATTCTTTTTCTTTTCTTTTAACAAATCTGCAAGGCAGAGTTCACTTATATTTTTCTTTTTCATTATCAGTCTCCAAACTTTTAATACCCTTATCTTAGTCTCATAAAATTCTATGTCAAGTAAATACTTTACATTTAGTAAATAAGGATTTATTATTCCAATTAGACACGTTCCTTAAATTGCTATGTTCCTCAGAAATACTAAATCTTCATAGCAACTTACACCGTCACCCGTAAGCGGAGGGGCGTGTCGCTAAATTAAGAATAGGAGAGACATGAATTTAAAAAGCTATATTGAGAAGAGGGGTGAAGAGCCTTTAGCCAAAGAACTTGGTGTGTCAGTAGATACAATAAGATCCTGGAGATACGGTAGTAGACAACCCTCTGTAAACCAAGCAAAGAAACTTATCAAATTAACCGGGCATGCTTTAGATTGGGAAGGCATATACGGACCAGTAGAGGCGTAACATGTCTCTCGATTTACAATTCAATCTTGTTGGAGACGAGATCGATGATAAGTCACGCAAAGATATGTTGGCTTCATATTATGAAAACAACTTTCATCTAATACCTTGTGGTTCAAGGGACGATGTAATCCCAGATTATTTCAAAGCAAGACATCCCAACGAGGAAGAAGATGTTCTTATCAAACGATGGTCAAAGACTCCTAGAGTCAAATGGTCTGACTACATAACCAATCAACCAAGCAAAAGAGACATAAGCAATTGGTACAAACAGTTCCCCAAATGTAATTGGGCGGTGGTAACAGGTATCACCTTTGTTGTATTGGATGCAGACTCACAAGAAGCTTGTGACTTTGTAGAGTCAGGCAAGATTACAAGAACGCCTCTCAAACAAAGAACGCCTCGTGGTGGCTATCATTATTTCTACGCTATCAATCCTAATCTTACAATCAGAAACACAACAGGCAGACTAGACATAAGGGGTGAAGGTGGCTACGTCATGGTAAGCCCATCAAACAAATACATGTTTGAAACTATGGACAACATCATCATAGATTCTATGGATGATTTACCTGTTCTGAATAGTCAGGACATGAATGAGGTTTATGATTTCAATAATGATGGCAAGATCAGTCTAGATAATAAGACACCTTTATCATTAGATGGTGTGCAATCCGGGATGCGTAACGATACGCTGGCAAGGCTTGTAGGCAAGTGGATTCTAGAAGGTTGGGGCATGCGAGAAGTCATCATTAAAGCGTTGGACTGGAATCAAACCAACAATCCTCCAATGAGTGTGCAAGAAGTCTTACATACAACCAATAGTATTTGTTCAGGACATCTTAAAAGAAACCAAGAAGATCAAGACGTTGGCATATTGAAATGGAATACAAGCCAATGGCAGATAACACTAGCTGACGAACTCAAGGAGATTATGGATCAGGAGGATCCAATAGACCAACAGAAGAAACAAAAGGTAGTTGAAAGAGATCCACTAGGTTTAAAAACATTCAACGATCCCTTCTGGGATGCAATGGATTCAAGCCGTATTGAACAGTTTTGGGGAGATGCTTTTGTATTTGAACAGTCAAGAGTATTGCTTCTTGGTAAACCCAAGATAGGTAAGTCACATTGGCTAGGAGCATTCGCTGCATCTGCTACGACAGGCACAGAGTTTATGGGCAAGCAGTTCTCTAGACCTTTGAAGGTCATGTGGTTACAGGCAGAGATCATTCATGAGTTCTTGAAACAGAGAATAGAAATGTATTACAGGCCTTATCATCACGACCCGGAGCTATACAACTTAGGCAAATCAAACTTGATAGCATCAGGCAGACTAAGAAAGAACATTATGAGAGATGGCGACATGGACGCAATAGCAGAAAGCATTGAGTATCATAAGCCTGACTTATTAATGATTGATCCTATTATTAACTTCTTCAGTGGTGAAGAGAACTCTAACTCAGAAATCCACGAGATGTTATCAAGGGTTGATAAACTCATAGAACTATTCAAGGTAGCAGTGATCATTGCTCACCATACAGGTAAAGAAAGGGCAGATGATCTGTCGTTCATGTCTGCTCGTGGTGGTAGTGCCTTTGCTGGTTGGATGGATTCAGGTATCAAACTGTCAGGTACAAAGCCAAACGTATCATTGTTCTACGAGGCAAGAAATGCAAGAGAGCCAGATCAACACCTAGCTTACTTTGACTTTGAGCGTGGCTTCTTCAGAGTAGTAGATGCACAAGACAGTCCTGATGAAGTAGAGATAGCTAGAGTCATAGCTGGAGCAATGAGTTCGTATAAGTTCTATACAAGGCAAGACCTAGAGCTATTGGCTAGAACTGCATTGAAAGAGAAAGACTTAGCTTCAGGAGAAAGAGCAGCAAGATACGGTGTATCGCATGTTCAAAAGTATCTTGGAGATAAAGTAAAAACACATAGCGTACCAGGTAAGAACACTTGGTATTACTTAGAAGATAATCAAATGGAGAAACCTTGGGATAAAGATGAAAGAGATTGAAGCAATACAAATGCGTAAAGATTTAGAGCGTATAAAAGAGTATGGTTTTACTAATGCGTCTATTAGTAGATATGTTGGAAACATAAGTGATCGTGCGATAAGAGAGTTTGGAGAAAACGAAAGTCGTATGTTAAGCAATACAAACCATATAAAGTTAAAAACTTGGATAGATGAAACGATTAAAACAATAAATGGTTTAGTTGATGATCCAATCAAAAATCTTACAGATAAAGAAAAAGAAGAATTAGAAACGTGGCTACATAACAAAAAAGTTAATAATGCTTTGATGAAAATACTAGGACATCATGATTAAGATATTAGATGTGTGTTCCGGGATAGGAGGATTCAGCCTTGGACTAGAGGCTACAGGTGGTTTTGATACCGTAGCTTTTTGTGAGTATGATGAATTCTGTCGTAAAGTATTAAATAAACACTGGCCTGATGTGCCAATATATAAAGACCTAAAGGAGATTGGAAATGAACCAACAAGACTTATTCAAGAATTCGACCTCATCTGTGGAGGAGTCCCCTGTCAACCGTTCAGTGTTGCAGGAAAGAAAAAAGGCAAGGAAGACGACAGACACCTCTGGCCGTACATGTTTAAAATTATTAAGCACAAAAAACCCACTTGGGTCATTGTCGAAAACGTTGGTGGCTTCGTCAACGTGGCACTCGATGAT